CAGTTCGTAATAGTAACCAATGTCAGATCCTCTATAGAAGTGCCGCAGTAACTGGTACTCAAGCGGCTATTAATCGTGCAGGAGTTGCCGATGCAATGGCCCATCAATTAAGTATCATGTCACGTGCCTTAGTGAATCAGGGCAATTATACAGCAATGTATAATTAAAAACACTGTGAATTGCTGGAAAAGCAGGAACTGCCAATCAGCAGCCAAGCCCGAAAGGGAAGGTCCAGAGACTATCCGAAAGGAGTACACTCAAGCGAGTGGAAGCGCAGTGCATCCCATAGGGATGATGATATAGTCCAATCTTGCGAGTCGAATCGTAAGCAGCCGAAAGGCGGTCCAAGAAATAGCGAACTTGGGCGAATGAAATGTGAAACGTGATGTGGAAAAGCTGATGCTAGGTAACAGTATAGTAAATACTGGTGCCGATGCAACTGCAAGAACAACTGCTGGAATATTAGCTAAATTATCAACTAATATTTCAAAAGGTGGTTCAGGAGCAAATCCAACTGCAGCCCAGGCTGCTGTCGGAAGCACTGCACGAACCGATGGTACTGCAAGAGCTTTTACGGAAGTTTTAATGAAGGCAGTCCTGAAACTCTGTTTTGACTCAAGTGGCGACCAACCCACTGAAATCATTATGAGTTCTGCAAATAAACAATTAGCAAGCGCATTTTCCGGTAGGGCAAGTGCCACACAAGTAGTTGCACTTCCTGGAGCAAAAGATGAAGTGAATGCTAACGTATCTCTCTATTCGGGAGATTTTGGCGTTTATGCAATCCAAGCAGATCGTTTCATAAGAGGCGAGAAGGATGTGCTAATCCTTAATCCAGAATATATAAAAATTTCTCAACTCAGAGCATTTGAGACTCAGGACATCGGGAGAACCGGAGATGCCCAGGGCAAATATATTATCTGGGAGGGTGGACTCCAGGTTGATAATGAACTTGCACATGGTCTGGTAGCAGATTGTGGTGGTTGATAATTAACCTTAACTAACCTTTAACTGCCCCTCCTCCGGGAGGGGTACAACCAACTTTTCGGGAGAGAAAGAATGGATAAATGTGCCAAAATTAACAACAAATTTAGGGACAGTTGATGGAGTCCATACTGCAATCCATACTGAGGATGGAGATGGAACTTTTCATGTCGTTAAAACTCAGGATATCCAACCTACCTTAGACTACAATAAATATCTCAGAGAACAACCTGTTGACCGTAAGGCAGATGACAGGCATATTGCAGACATCCCCCCAGTTATTGCTGCACAATTAATGAGAGATGGAATTCTTGGTGACTCAAAAGCAATCCTGAAGTGGCTGGATAAACCAGAAAATAAAGTATTTAAAACTGTTGATGAGAGACTCACCTGATGGCAATTTCAACAGTGGCAGAATTAAAGACTGCAATTTCCAATTGGATGAACAGATCCGATCTAACTTCCAGGATACCAGAATTTATTTCTCTTGCAGAAGCAGGATTTAATCGTAATCTCAGGACAAGAGAGATGCTGGTTCGGAGCACTGCTTCAACATCAGGACAGTATGTAAGTTTACCAACTGATTACCTGGAGATGTTGAACATCGAACTGACTTCCACTTCTCCACCAAAACGACTGGTCTACATTACCTCAGACAGGTCTGATGACTATCGTGAAAGACAAAACAACAAAACTGGAATACCCGACTATTATACAATTGAAGGTACCTCAATCCAGTTATTGCCAACCCCAAGTGAAGCAGTAACTGTTCAATTAAATTACTATCAAGATATCCCTGCACTTTCGGGTCTGGCAGATTCTGGTGATAACTGGTTATTACTGGCACATCCAGATGTTTATCTTTATGGAACCCTGATGCAAGCATCTCCATATGTGATGGACCCCCAGTCTGCAGGACAGTGGGGTGGATTATTAGACAGGTCAATGCAGGAACTTCAGTTATCAGATGAAAAAAGTAGGTACTCTGGTGGAACTTTAAATATGCGTCCCAAGTATGTTTACACATGAATGAAACATGGACAGAAGAACCAATTGGTCCACAATTATATGGTTCAGGAATATTTGGCAGTTTTTATTATGGATCTGCAGAGTGGACAGATGGGGCAACAACTTCTGCAACCTGGACCAACTTAACTGATGCAGCATTAACCTGGACTAATGATGTTACATCTATTTTTTTTGGTAATATTACTAATACTGTAGTTGCTAGTGTAGGAATAAGAGTAACTTCCAGTTCAATTGTAAATGGAGGCGGATATTTCGGCAATTGGGCTAATAATGGAAATACAGGTGAATCTGATCATATATCTATAACTGCATTTGATAGTAGTGGTGGGTTAAGGGTAAGTCTTAATGATAGGTCTCGCAACACTGCTGAAGGTGGGACTTTTCTGGCGAATTCAAATCCAAGTGGAGGGTTACAAGATAATGATAAGATCATCTTCTGGGGTGAGGGTATCCCAAGTAATCTAGTTGCTGGCATTGTCTATTATGTAAAGCAGACAAGTGATGCTACTAAAATAAATCTCAGGACTGCTTCAGGTGGCAGTGCAATTGCTTTTGTTGATGCTGGTAGTGGAATTCCTGACGATCCTCAGACTTCATCCCATATAAGTACAGCTTATTGTAGTACAACTTTTTTTGAAGCAACAGGTGGTGCTGGTTCAGGGTTTATAGCAACATATCATAGTGGCCCTGCAAGTGGAGGAATCGGCAGTGTAAATATAATTGCCCCCGGTAATTATACAACACTACCATCAGCATTTACTGCAACTTGTCCAAGCACACGTTTTCACTATCAGGGATATTCCGGTGCCCCGGCTTGCTTAGCAGCAAATATTAGTTTTTCTGGTAGTCTAGATCTATTATTCACTGATACCGATCATACCCTAATTGATGGTGATGACATTCAGTTTACTACAACTGGTACACTACCCGGTAATATTACTGCTGATACTAATTATTATGTAAGTGATAAAACGGCAACTACTTTTAGAGTAGAGACTGTAGTTGGTGGTGGTAATGTACAATATAGTAGTGCTGGAAGTGGGGTAAAATATGGCAAAATTGCAACAACCTGGTCTGAACAGACCCCAGGTTCAATAACATGGGCAGAGGCATAAATGGCAAATACATTTACTACTAATTATAACCTGATCAAAAGTGAGATAGGGGGGGACAACCAATCTTGGGGAAATAATCTCCATACGACACTAGATCTTACCGATTTGGCAATAGGCAAATTACTGGAAGATCAAATAGTCTCAGGAGTAACTTCATCGGCTATTGATATAAGAAAAGATAATGCAACAAACACCATATCAACTGATGCCGATTTAAAATATTTTGAAGCAGTTGTGATTGGAGATAAAATCAGGGTTTCATGTACCGGGGATGATGCCAATGTAGCAAATGGAACAGCAGCAGCACCTATTATCCATACTGTTACAGCAAAAGCAACTGCAAATAATATTACTGTAAGTAATAACCTTATAAAGGATACCACTTCTACAGTTACAATTGCAAAAGTTCTGGAACCAGTCCATATCAACAGTGGACCAATTGTTTGTGCTCCACTTACAAGTTTAAGTGCAACAACTAGAGCAGCCGGGGGTACAGGTCAACCTGGAACAGGTGCAAATAAAGATGGTACTGATGCATTAAAAGCAAATGGGAATGTAACACTTGGAACTTCAATAAGCACTGATACATTAGCCATTTCTGCTAAAGTAATTGGAGATTTAATTCCAAGTGTAGATAATACTTATGACTTGGGTACAGGAGATAATTCCTGGAAAGACCTTCATGTTGAGGGTACATCTACATTAGGAACTGCCGCAATTTCTGCAGGAACAATTGCAGGAATTACAGTTACAACTACTGGAGGATCAGGAAGTCCAGGACCAGGTAGTGCAGAGAAAGTTGTTAATCTTGCAGTAACAGGCCAGTCAGGGAGTTACACGAACTTTAATATTGGTTCAAATGGACAGGGAGCAAAAACAGTTTCAACTTCTGCACCCTCATCCACAACTGGTTACGCAAATGGTGATGTCTGGTATGAGATTCCATAAATGGGAAAGTCATTAAGGGTATTAGACAGTGGTAGTTGGAGTACCGTAGAATCCCCATATATAATGGATGGGGGTAGTTGGAAGACGGTCCATAAAGTCTGGGTTATGAATGGGGGTGCCTGGAAGGAATCCCATATAACTGCATATACAAAATATAATTCCGGGTCTGGTGGTCAGAGCACAACATCCACAAGTGGAACCTGGACAGTGCCCCCGAACACCAGGTATATAAGAGTTACAATATTGGGTAACGGTGGTGGAGGTGGAACATCTAACAGGACCAATGTTTATTTTCCCAGGAATGGTCAGGAATCAGGTGACCCTGGAGCATATTGGACTGGATCAGGCTGGGCCACCAACTATTCTTCAGTGGTAACATCAGCAGATGGAGGTGATGGAGGTGCCGGGGGTAAGGCAGAGGTTGTAATGGAAGTAGAACCTGGAACAGTATTTACATATACCAATCTGGGATCTCCAGGAGGAGGTGGAAACCAGGATGATTCTCTACCCAATTCAAGTCAGACCCAGGCAGGATCAGGTACTGGTAATTTATATTTAAGAAGGAACAACTACGATTCTGATTATAATGTAACACCACCTACTGCTTCAACTAATGCATCAGCAGGTGGGAGTGCACCTGATGATGGACATACTGATGTTGGCACATATCAAACTGCAGCACATGGGACTTCAGGTGATATAATTCAGTTTACAGGAGCATCTGCAGTTGGAGGAAGTTATAACATAACGGTATATGGAGGCAATAGAGGTTTGGGTGGATATTTAAAAGCACAAACAAGAACAACTTGGCAGGAGTGGGATTGGGTTTTTAGATATTGGACATATCTCTACACAATAACATCAACAGCAGGATCAAATGGGTCAGATGGATCACAGACATCATCAGGTGGAAATAGGGTTGTTACAACCATGACAACAGGTGGAGGATCAGCAGGAGGAGGAGGAGGGAATGCATCTGCATATTCTGCCCCAGGTGGTTCTACAGGTACTGGAGGCAGTATAACAATAGCAACTTATCAGGGAATATAAAGTGGCAAATCCAACAACAAATTTAGATATAACATTACCAGTACCAGGTGCTGAATCAAGTCGTGGCGTTTGGGGTACAACTATCAATGATGCAATCCAGTCTCTGGATACAGCAATAGTTCCAAAAACAGGTGGAACATTTACAGGTGCAGTTACTATCCCAAGTCCAGTTCTTAATACTGGTGTAAGTGGATCAGCAATTAAAGATGAGGATAATATGTCCTCAGATTCTAATACACATATTGCAACTCAACAGTCGATAAAGGCATATGTAGATTCACAAACACATGAGGCTGGTGATATTACTGAAGTCTTAGCAGGGTCAGGATTAACTGGAGGAGGAATAACAGGATCTGTTATTGTAAATGTTGCTGGTGGTACAGGTATTATTGCTAATCAAGATGATATTACAATTGATTCAACTGTTGTCACATTAACCGGATCACAGACCTTAACTAATAAGACACTTACAAGTCCTGTATTCACTACACCAAATGTAGGAACACCATCAGCATTAGTAGGCACAAATATCTCAGGTACAGCAGCAAATCTAACGGCAGGAAATGCAACACTTGCAGCTACAGTAACAACAAATGCCAACTTAACCGGACACATTACTTCTTCTGGGAATGCATCGACTTTAGGATCATTTACTGCTGCTCAGTTAAGTTCAGCACTTTCAGATGCTAGTGTTTCAGGCACAAATACTGGTGATCAAACTATACCAACTGATTTTGTAAGTAAGGCTTCAGGAGGAACATTCTCTGGTGCAGTCACAATGCCAAGTCCAGTTATTAATACAGGAGTATCAGGATCAGCAATTCTGGACAGTGATACAATGAGTGGAACTTCTGCCACTACTCTATCCTCTTCAGAATCCATTAAGGCATATGTAGATGCACAAACACATGAAGCTGGAGATGTTACATCAGTAGTTGCAGGATCAGGTTTAACCGGAGGTGGAGTAACAGGTGATGTAACTTTAAATGTTATTGGTGGAACAGGTATTGATGCCAATGCAGATGATATTGCAATTGATACCACTGTTGCCACATTAACTGGAAGTCAAACTCTGACCAATAAGACACTTACAGCACCATTATTAGGCACACCAACAAGTGGTGTTATGACTAATGTGACTGGGACTGCAGCAAGTCTGACAGCAGGAACTGCAACAAATGTAACAGTAGCAGATACAGCAATCACAACGATTGCAATTACTGCTCAAGAACATCATGGTAGTGAGGTATTATTTGGAAGTTCTTCTCATGGTTTGGCAATAGATCAACCAATAATTTTTACTGAAGTCATTGTCTATGCAGGTAGACCACTACCAACACTTATAACTGAAGGACTTGTATATTATGTTCAAGCAGGTGAAGCCACTGCATATTTTTGTCCAGATGGGTTAGAAAATAATTTCCATGTATCTACTGTACCTGGTGGGGGTAATGTTGCATCAACTGTTGGTGACTGGCAAGCCTCAGTTAATCATACTTGTGCTCCACTCTGTTCCCCTTTATTTGTGACAGAAGCAACTGGAGATCTTCCTCCAAAAAGTAGGGAATCAAAATATATGTTTGATCCAAATTCAGGATCATTATTTTCTACTACATTTGTAGGTGCATTAACCGGGAATGCAAATACAGTAACAACGAATGCAACCCTGACAGGTGATGTCACAAGTTCTGGCAATGCCACTACTATTGCAGATGGGAAGGTTAATGAGGCAAAATTACATGTTAGTAATACTCCAACAGATGGAT